ATACTTTATATTATCAGTTCTAGTTTGTGCTGCTAATAAAGCCTCATTTTTTGTATCATGTACACTAGTTGGAGATATTTCATTATTAATAAGTTTTTGTTTTACTGCTTCTTCACTTAATTGCTTTCCATCCCAAATTGTAGGAACATTAACCCACTTACCATTCATTTCAATAGTAATAGATTTTTCAGATACAATTTCACCATCCATATAAAAAGCAGGACGGTTATATTGTGTTGTACCTACAACACGGCCTTCATTTGCAGTATTTTTAAATATCTGAGCTTGTTTTTCACCTTCAACATTTAAAAGCTCTTGTGTAACAAAGTGTAAAGGGATACCTGTATCTTGTGAATAGCGTTGTCTATGTAAGTCCCATTTTTTACTACGTTTAGAACCATCAGTAGGAGCAACACTACCTAAATAAGGTTTTAGATTACCTTGATCATCATATTTAGCTGTTTCATACGCATCAATACTTGTGGTATCAGAATAACCCCCTAAACGAAAACCTTCTCCACTATCACCATCATAGTTATCAGCTGTTCCATTTACTGAATTGAAGTTAAAAGATTTTTTTATAAAATTAGCTTGTTTTTCTTCTGTCTTTAAGCCTAATTCAATTTTTTTATTTTCTATTAGTTTTGTAAAATCATCTACGTTAAATGCCATAACAAACCTTGAGATATAAAAATTAAAGTATTATTTATTATTCTTATTGTACTTAAATTGTATATCGTTATATATTGGAGTTTCCATAAATATATTAGAAGCGTTTGGATCACTTGCCATATTTTCAGGTTGTGTAGTTAACCATTTAGTAAAAGCGTTACTTTCTTCAATTTCTTTGTTACTAGCTTGCCCTTTAAACTTTAAAATAGCATCATAAAGAATATCATCAGAAACATCATCTAAATCATATTTTTTACCATCATGTGTGAATTCAAAATCATCAAAAAGTTCATCACGAAAAGATAACCTTTCTGAAGCCCAAGCATTCCAATCTTTTTGACTAATAGTTTTATTAATATCTTGATTAGTACCTGTACCCCATCTATTTAGAACATAAGCACCTTTTTGTTGTAATTCCTCGGCATCATCCGAATCATACCCATGACTAAACATAAGATTACTATCATCAATACCACCATAAGTATCTACAAATGTTTCACCTGGAGTTTGTTTACCATAACCTTTGACATTAATTTTTTTACCAATATTAGCAATTTCAACATTTTGTGCATGTTCTATAGCATTCTGTGTATCCCATATAGCCTGTTTACGAGCTGCATCTTGTTTTTCTTTTTCAATGTCAGCAAGTACACCTTTATCAATAAATGACATATCTTGTGATGCCATTATTTCTTCTTTAGCTTTTTCATCTGCTGCTTGGAGTAAAGCATGTCTTAATATATCTGTTTCACTGGTTGTACGGTCATCAGCATAACCTGTAAGTGCATCACCAATACCTGCTATACCTGTGCCAATTTGTCTACCAGCTGTATTAACTGAATCTAGAATACCTGATGTATCTATAGGTGCTATATTTCTCCATGTTACTGCTGCCATAATATCTCCTAACCTATTTTATATTTAGGTACTAATGAAGCGAAATCAGTTCTGCCCTGTGCTGCTTTCCAAGCATTTTGGTCATTAATTTGATTATTAGTAGTCGTAGCTTGAGATGCATAGTTTTTACTCCACATATCTTTTTTTGCAGCTAATTCTTCTTTACCAAGTTTAACATTTTGTAACCCTGCCCATGCTTGAGCTAATGAACCTACACCCCCTAATATTGAACCTGCACCTTTAAGAGTATCTGTATTCCAACCAAGGTCACCCCATTTTGATTTAGTGTTATAATCTGGTGTAATCATACTATTGGCGTTTATTACTGAATCACCAAATTGATTTAATGCATATCCCTCCATTTCAAAAGCTGAAGGTAATGTGTTATTTCCACTGGGGTAAAGTGATTTGAATTTTTCATCCCATTCTTGTTGTGTCATAAAATTATCTCCAAAATTTATTTATTAATATACGTATGGTTATCATACATCAAACTTGTATTATTATGTTACTATTTCTCTTATACATATTGTGGTACTTCAAAAACATCATTAATTTTACTATCATAATCATATTCTGCAAAACCTATAATATTAAAGTTTTCATAGAAAGCAAGATATTCAGCAGGGGATTTTGGTTGTATAGTACCTCTAGTAGATTCTTGTGTTAGATTTATAGCATCTCCTTTATAATCTAAACGTAAATCTTTACGTATCTGTGCTAAGTCATCTATTCCAGCGTTATACATAGCTAAAGCAGTAGTTTTATCACGTTCTATTTCACCTAACTCATCTTCAATATATGTAGTTGCTATATTACTTATTAAATCAGCTGATTGTCCAAATAACTCTGCTAAATCACTGAATGAAGATAAATCTAGTTCACCTGACATTGATTGAGCTGTTAAAACAATAGCAACTATTATTGCTAATTCAGGACTAATTTCTTTAGCAATAACCATAACAATTTTTCTAATCATTATTTGCATTATTATTTTTTTAACTAATTCACCTATCATTACTTCTAATGACATAGCATTAGGGTTAAAAGTCATAACTGCAATAATAATTAAAACAACCTGTACAATTTTTAATAAGTTTATCCACCAAGGTATTTCAACTATTTCATAATGGGCCACATATAAAGATATATGTGCAGAATCTAAGAATAATTGTGATACATGAGCATTAGGAAGGGTTTTAATTATGTTATAAGCAAATGGAACCATTAAATCATTTTGATTAGCTATGTTAAACTTAACCATTTTAAATTTGCTTGTTTGAGCGTCAACTACTCGTAATAATGCAATAGGTGCATGAATTGTGTAAACATTTAAACCATTAAGAACTATTTGATAAAATTTAAATTCTTGTCCATTTGTAGTTTCTTCATTAGCTGCAGCTACAAGAGTTAATTGACTACCATTCATATAGTATGCACCATCTGGTTTCATAATACTATCACTACGAGCACCGTTAGTATCATATAACGTACTACCATAAGTTAAGCGTTGTGTTACTTGTAACCAACTTGCAGCTTCTGTTGATGGTGTACCAGAAGCTGCAATACCGTTACCTGCTACATAAGAATTAACTTCAGATACACTATCTGCTTTATAACCAACGTTATATGTACCTTTACCTGATGATGAATAATACGTTTTAATTAAAGTGTTATTACTATCAAAATTTGACATATTTGAATAGTAAACAGCATTAATTTCACTGGAACTGTCAGCATCTACTTGGGCTTTTGTATAGTGTGTAAATGTAACATATGAATATTTAAACATATACTTATAATCAGTAGCTGTAACTAAAATTTGGTTATAAGGTTTATCATCACTAGATGGAGTTGCATTATAAATAGCCTCAGTAATAGCTTGATTAACATGAAGATTTTGAAATAATCTAAATAGATAATTCATACCAATTTGAGTTGAATCCCATATACGTACACCAAAATTAATAAATACATGGTCAACTTTATCATTGTAATTACTAATATTTGCACTAGCTACATCTGCCATAACAGCATCTATCATATCACTAGCATTTAAACCTATATAGTCACATAATTCCTGTATTTGTGTAGATTTGGTTGTTGTAGTTGCATCAAAATTAGTATTGTTTGTTCTAATAGGTATAGCAGGTAATATTTTTGCTACTTCTGTACCACCAGAAAATTCTGCTGATGGATCATCTAAATCAGTATATGTTCCAGCTCCTACTTTATATATCCATAAGAGAATATTATTAGGGTCATTATCTTTATAAAATGTAATAATATAATGTATACCTATAGGTTTAGTAGGTACAGTAAAATAAGTTAATGCTTCAGCTGGGATAGCTACTATAGTTGTTTCACCTTCTATTCTACCTACACCAGTTAATTCATATTGAAAAGTTTCAGTAAAAGCATAAGAATCTGCAATTGTTACTGCAAAATTAGTATTTGTTTGTGACCCGTTTACAGAAACAGGGTTAGTTACTAATAATGTATAGTTATCATTTGTAGAATTATAAACATAACTATTTAAATTAATATTATATTTAATATTGTTATGTATAAAAGTACCTGTAGTACTATCATATTCTTTATTGGTTTGTAACCAATATCTAATCCAAAAAGGAATAAATAATGAATCTAATTTAGCAGAATTTATTGTACAAGGGGTACTGTTTAAAGTATTTAATACATCTGTTACGTCATCATAATTTACTACCATAATGGTAGATTCTACTGTTGGAAAATCCTCAAAATAATTATCATCGTCAATATATTTTACAAATTTCTTTAAGTTTTGTTTACCATTACGGAATGAGGCATCAAATAGTAAAGCAGCTGTTATGTCTTCATTATGTATAACTGCGTTTAAGAGTGTTTCAGATGAAGTACTTTTATCTGGGTTATCAAATAAAGCTTGATTATGGACTTCAAATTGCTCAATAGTTTGTGAATCATTATCAAAACCAAGTAATGAAGCAAGTGTGTTTATAACTGTTTCAATTATATCTACTACTAAATCTACTATACCATTTACTATATCAACTACTAAATCCAATATATCATCTATAAGATCAGTTATTGTGTCTACTACACTACCCATAAGATAATCCTATTTACATATAATTAACTTTATCCTGTTGGTTCTGCATTAGTTATTTGAGTATTCATATTACCTGTTCCTGTTGCATTAAGAGCTGTAATATTAGTTGAAGCTACACCTGCAGTATTAATATTAATAGCCCAGGCATCAAGTAAAGTTTTAAGGTATTTCTGATCAGCATTCCATTTAAATCCTTTAGCTTGTTCTCCATATAGAGTTGATTGTTTGCCAGCTAAGCTATCAGCATGTGGTGCAGTTTTTGTAGTTTGTTGTGTTTGTGCGTATTCAGTAACTTCTTTTTGATTTATTAAAGTTACTTCAGCATTAGTTTTTTCTAACCCTAGAACAAAAGCAACAGATTGTTGTAAAGCACTCTGCATTGCCCCTAAATAAACAGTAGCATAATCTGTTCCTGTTATTCTTCCTAAATTAAATTGGGCATCTAAATGGATATTAACAGCTTCCATTAAGTCATCAAACGCACCTGTGCCTGTGACTACATTACTAGTAACTGTTAAGCTACTACCTTGTGTTAATGTTGCATTAGTAATAGTTGGCATTTATTTATCCTACTGAATTTGTTGCTTTTTGTCTTACGGCAATTTTATTAATTTCTTCTTGTGTAAGTGGTGGTAATACCTCAACGTTATACGCTTTAATCTTTGCAGGCTCCATCATATCCTGACCATTACGTGTAACCTTTTTAAAGATTTGACATTCAGCTGCAATAAGATTTTGATAAATGATATTAGGTATATGCCAACCTTCTTCATTATTAAAAGGTACGTACTTTTTAACAATTTTACCGCCATTAGTTACACTATTACCAAAACTAAAAATCTCACCTTGGTAATCTAATTTAAGTGGGTCATTAGGTCTAACAACTATTCTAACTAATTTCATAGCATCATTTTCACGTAAACCTTGTAGTTCAACTCCATTGAATTTAAAGTCATCTAACATATCAGCTGTTATAACTTTACCTGATGATGTAGATTGCGTTTCTTGTTGTGCTTCCATAATATTATCCTCACTATTAATAATCTTATTTAGTGCTTCCACTAATTTTTCTCTTTTAGAATTAAAATGCATCTTTATACCGTGTTCGGCTAGCTTATCGCTTATTTCTTTTGATGTCATAGTTTCAATATTCATAAGTTCCTCCCGGGAATTCTTATTAGTTAAAGTAGCCCGTACCGCACTTACGTGCTAACGGGCTACAAAAATTAAATCTCTACTTAAGCAGATTTAGTCCACATGATACCTAGACGTTCAGGGCGTAATGCCATGAAACCATAGTACCATTTGATAGAGTAGAACCCTTTCTCACCATACGGATCGTTAAGGTCTGCAATATCTTTACCTGGCTTCTTGTGAGTAGTAGTGAACTTCACAGTCTTACCATCAGTTTGAAAACCGATAGTAGTAAATGAACCATCACCTACAACAAGCATAGGGAAAATGTCAGCACTAGTAGCACCACCACCTACAGAGTACAACATCTCAGGTACTACAATGATACGGAACTGGTCAATTGAACCAATTTCACCATTGAGGATGTTACCAGCATCAGCATACTTCTCTACACTGATAAAACCAGCACCAACAGCTGAATTTGTATCAATACTTTTCATCTTGCGAACTAGTGGAATCAAGTCTGGGCCGATATACATTACACGACCACCCATTACAGTTTTAGTATCTGTCATACGAGAACCTGAAATAATCTTAGTTTGCTTAGGACACTTAGCATTATCCAGAGCAATAGATAATTGCATAAAGTCTTCGTAATCAACAGTTGATGCAACAGTTGCTTTAGTAGTAACAGCACCAGGATACTTAACAGTACCACTAGCTGTTGCAGTATTAATTAAGTCAACTTGTAAAGCTGCCTCAGTTAATTCTGTAGCACCTACTACCATTTCTTCAGTGATGTGTGACATCAACTCTGAATCTGAATCAAAGTCTAAAGACTCTTGAGTATATTCAGTGAAGAAACCTTGTTTAACGATAGAACCAGTAATTTGCGTACGAGTCATACCAACACGGTTAACACGGCCACCATTTTCAGTTAATGCAGGAAGACGATCAGCGATAAGACCGATGTCCTTAGCAGAACCATAAAGGTTACCAGAGTTTTGTAAAGCAACAACTGCACCAGTAGCAGCTAGAGCGTTAGCTGAAGTTGCATAGTAACCTGCAGTAGTTGCAGTTGCAGCAGTCCAGCCAGTACCAGTAGAAGTTTGTGAACCATCAATCTTCCAAGATGACCACTTATCTTTAAGTACAATTAAACCATCAGCATCTAAGCCTTGGTCATTTGAGTTTAAAACATCTAGCAAAGGCTGATAAACGTCTTGTTTAATAGTCTTACCATGATGTTTAGGCATAGCACGTACATCAGCCAATGGCATGAAGTATTGTCTATCCCTTGATTGAATCAGCGCCTTTTTAAAATAAAAATCAGTGCGCGCCTGAGCACCGATAGTCGAGTTAGTACCGTCACCGTATACTTGAGCCATGATATTTCTCCTATAGCTTATTGAAAATTAACCACTAGCCGCCAACTTCATAAATTCTTCATCAGTCATCTTAAGATAATCTGGTTCAGATGAAGTTTTTTTGCTAGTGGTCTTCTTTGTAGATGCTGCTGCTTTACGTTTCTGTTTAAGCTTTGCAGTATCTGCTTCATTTGCTTTAGTCTTCGGTACAGATGCGAGAGGTTGTTGATCAACGTGTCCCTCATTAACTAGTGCTCCTTTTGAATGTAAGTATTCAGCTATTTCTCTGTACGCTGTAACATCAGGCATATTTAATCTACCTAATGCACGTTCAGAATCCATTATAGTTTGAACTCTTTCATACACACCATTGTAAACATGGTCATTAAGAATTTTTATAATTTCAGGATTATCAGATACAATTTTTTTACTTTCATTGTCCCATTCTTTAGACAAAACGCTTAAAGTTTTATCAAAAGACGGACTATCTTTAATATCATCTAATGCTTCATTTATACCAAACTCTTTATCACTTATAGAGTAGTTATTAGGTTTATAATCATCTTCCTCATCTGTATCTATATCTAAAGGATCTATACCACTTTCTTTTATTAGCTTAGTAATTGCTTTAGGGTCTTTCTTTGCTAAATCAATTAGATTGTTTAATTTATTTTCATCAAGCAATCCTTCATTTTTTAACATGTTGACTATTTTAAGATTCGGTTTAATACTCTTCATCTTATTTGAGTAGTCAGCACCCATCTGCATTAACTTAATAGCATCATCTATATTATGCACTTGCATCATAGATTTACTAGCTTTAAAAGGGGATAAAATCCTTTTATATGCACCCTCGTAATCAATAGTAACAGTTTCTTGAGTATCCTCGTCTGTATCTGTTATATCTTCATTCGTAGTTACATCTGTATCCTGAGACTCTGGATCTGTATCATCATTTGGCGTTTCGTCTTCCTGTAAAGTATCCTCTACAGGGTCAGTTACTTCGTCAACTGATTCTTCTTCTTCAGTTTCATCGGTGTTACTTTCGGATGCTTCGGTTTCTTGAGTGGCATCCTCATTTAATTCATCATCAGAAGTTTGCTCTTCTGATGATTCATTAATTTGGTCAGCATCTTGAGTTTCTAGGTCTTGGTCTAGTTCATCCTCAAGTGCACTTAAATTCTGTTTTAGGAAGTCTTCATCACTCATTCCTAATGTATTTTCTAGTGTTGCCATTATACTAATCCCTCCTGAAGAATACTAGATTTAGCATCCTCATTTTCTGCTAATGTTTGTTCTGCTTGTACCCCTCTTGAGAGTGTACTATCAAAAAACTTAGCGAGTGATCCAACACCATATATCATTTTATCAATAACCTTTTGTTGTTCCTCAGTTAAATTAGAGCATTTAGCCATAACTAATCTTGCAGCTTCCTCTTTAAAATAATAATCAGTAATTACTTTTCTAAAATCTCGGTTTTTTTGTAGTTTAACCAAACTATTTTTAATATCTATAAAATGTTTTGCTTCAGCTATATCAGCTTCTAAATATTCTAAATCTTCTTCAGTGCTCATCGTGTGTCCTCATATTGAGATAAAAACAAGTAAAGTTCCTTTTAATCGAATTATATCACGATTTATTTAACATTACCCTCCATTTAACACAGAATCATTAATAATTGCATCTGCAAACTTACTATCCATTCCATGTTCTTGGTCAACCTTCTTCATATTTTCTTCATGTTGGCGTCCTACGCCAGACTCTTGTTCAATGAAATTAAGGTCTTCCAAATCAGTTTTACTATTAAGATTTCTAGTTTTAGATATCTCAGTAGCAGTCTTCGCTTTTTTGTATTCAACATCAACAGCGTTCTCAGCAGCTTTAGCTTGTTCATTAGCAATCTGTGCTTGTAAAAGTTGTAAATCAAGTTGTGTTTTCTGTTCAACCATCGGATCAGGTTGAGGCTGATATTCTTTAATCTGTCTAGCTAAATCAGGCATTTTACGTAAACGTGCTATATCAGCTAATATAAGTTGTGACATGGCAGGATCCATATTATTACCCATAGTTTGTAACATAAAAGATAATTCCTGAGCTTTTTCATTATCTGCTTCAGCAGTAGATATATTTAATTTAATATCATACATACCACCTAAGTCTTCACGATTAATAGCTACAAACTCTTCATTTGTTACTCTAATAATTTCTTCATCATTTAAGAACTCAGCATTCATAGATATAATCTTACGGCCTATTTGATTAATACCATTTGCTAATCTACGTAAAATTCCTAGTTCACGTTTAGATGTAGCATCTAATGCGGATCTGATACCTGTTGCTGTTGAGCCTAATGCTTGTCCTGTAATACCTGAACTAAATGCTTTAACTCCTGTTAATGATTCAGCTTCATTATTTTGAAGAGTAAGCATATTAAGTGCACTACCAGGAATTTCTGGATATACATCCATATGAAAAGCTTGCCTAGGGTCTATATTAGAGTTAAACTTATAATCAGCTCCTTGTTCAAATTTACGTGCATTCGTAACATCTAAAGCATCTTTACGTATACCCATTTGACCATTAGCACTTCTACCTATAATATCAATCATACCTCGAGTTACAGCACCGATAATCTTCTGGTTATCTTCTAGTAATGCACCATCAGGTTCACCATATACCGACTTACGTCTTGGTAAATACTGTACTGATATAAAAGGTAATTTTTTATCAGGAAAAGGATTTTCTTCCATTCTAATTAATACATCACCTACCCAAGTAGCTATAAAAGGTTCTGCTTCACCTGTACTATTAATATCCCAAAAGCCCCAATATTCATGTACTACAAGTTTTTTACGTGCATCATCTTTAAATTTAAAACTATTATCATCTCCTGATGTAAAGTCAGGTTCATTTAATGGACTACTATTATCTAATGATACATATTTAAGATTATTATATCTTCCATCTTTTTTAAGTTGTGACATTGATGTTTCAAAACTATATATGATAAACTCAGCACTATCTAAATCTCCCATACAAGTAGGATCAATAACTACGTTGTTGTAATCACAAACCTCTAATTCAGGTTGATTTTTGATTACTTTAGTTTGTTCTTCTGTGTGAGTACCTATTTGTACAGGCATTACAGGTACATTGTTTTGCATTGTTATTTCATGCGCTTGTTGTAATTCTGAAGGTATTTCTTGTTTATATTGTTCAGGGTTCTCCTGCATCATTGCATGTAATTGTTCATGTGTTTGTGCAGCATCAGGTGTTGGTTGAAATTCAAAATCAGGTACTTCAACCTCAATCGTTTCTTCTTCATACTCCCACCCTACTTTAACAACAGAAGTTCCTTCATCTACTGCAGTACGTACATATTCATCAATGAATTTAGTTTTATCAATTTTACAATTAATTTGGTAGTTTAAAACTTGACCATTTTGAATAGCAGCTTCTTTATCTTCAAAAGTCATAGGTGATGTATTAAATAAATCATCTGTAGATAAAAAAGGCTCACTTAATGATGCATAACGCCATTCAGCTTGTTTGCGTATAAGTTTAGGAACAATTTTAGAACGTCCCTTTTTAGATTTAATTTGTTGATCACCATTTAAATTACTTAACCATGACTCAACTTCTAATGTATGAGCTGTATGAGCAGATTGTGCTTCTTGATAATCTTGCTTAAGTTCTTCTAATGTAGGAGGATTGTCCCATTTTGTTAATTCCTCTGGCTTACTTAAATCAATATCTAAATCATGTTTTAAATTATCTTTATCCATTAGCTACATTCCTAAGTTGTTGTGCCTCATAATATTGCATTATTCGGATATCCTCATATTTTTTAACTTTATATAATGTTTTATCTTTATGTTGTATTTGTGTTGAAGTCATATATTTATCAAATAAACTTACAGTATTTTTAAATAAAATACAATATATTTCTTTATCTCTTACAATTTCAGTACAAAAATATTCATATACTTCCATAAAACATCTTTTATCTCTAATACTATCTGCAATAGCTACACTTGTAATAAAATAGCCTGGTATTGTTTTATCATAAAAATAATATAAAAAAGCATGCTCTTTATGTATGACTGTACAATGTTGAAACTTAATATCCACTATTTTATATTACCCAAATGTAGATTTAAACCAGTTACTTAAAGCATCTAAATCTACTTCCTTTTTAGTTGGTTTTTTCACCCAACTAGGTCTTTCTTTCCAGTGTTTTTTAGCTGTATCTATACCAGCATCTGTTTGCCAATAAGGTGATTGTATATCTGCAGACCAGTAATTACCTGTTATTCTTCCATTTTCATCTGTTGGACGTTTAAATCCTGGCATCTCCCCATAATTTGGTTTTACATTCTTAGGAGGTGCATAAGCAGGTGGTAAATCTTCAGGTCTACCAATATAATTAGATAGTGTTGTCATATCTATTGGTTGATTTAATGGAATATTATAATTACTTTCATCTATTGAATATGGCTCTATTTTTTTAGCTTTATTAGTATAATTAGATATTGATGTATTTACAGAATCTATCGGTTTATTATTATTATTATTATTATTATTTCTTAATTCTTCTAAATTATTTTGTTGTAGTACTGCAGCATCAATTGCATTTCGTGTATCTGTGTTTAGTTTATGTTTTGCTTTATTTTCTTCAAATTTCTCTTTTACATTACGATAAACATCACCTGCTAATGAACTTTCATTTTCCTGTAGTTCTTTAGCTGTAGTAGTAACTACTACACCACCTGTACCTATAGTACTGGCTTTGTTAGCTATAGTATTTGCTGCATTTGCAAGCCCTTCTTTAAAACCTACATTTAAAGTAGCTTTTTCTGCAGCAGCTTTCGCAGCATTTATTATTGTAGCTTCTGCATATACTGCATCTCTTTGTGCTGCTAACCGATTATATTTAGCTATATCACGTTTTGAAGCTGTTTTAAGAAATTGTTTTTTAGTCTTACCATTTAAAAGTGCATCAACTGAAGCTTTTGCTTTATCTGAAGCATTATTAGCTATTTTAGCATTTGCTTGTGCGTTTTTATAATTGAGGAGTTTATTATTTGTATTAGTTGGTTTTATTTTTTTAAGTACTTTATTTGCAATTTTATTTGCCTCTTTTTCAGCTTTTTTTATAGCATTTATTGCTTTAGTATGCTCTCTACCACCTCTTATTACAACTTTACCATTAGCTAATTTGACATTCTTTGATTGACCCCCTAATTTTATTATATTTGAAGGTATATTTTTTATACTTTTTGTAGCTCCCACTGCTACTTTTGCTAAAGGTGATAGAACAATTTTACTAGCTCCTATAGCTGTTTTAAGTGCAGTACCTGCTACCCAACCAACACCTGGAATAAACATAAGACCATATGAAGCAGCCTCCCATGGGTTTTCTTTAGCCCATACAGCTACATCAGAACCTGCATCGAGAAAATCATCTTTCATACCTTCCCATGATGTATTTTTAAAGTAATCTACAACATCTTCAGAAGTGTCTGAAATAAAATCAACAGCATCTTTAAATGGACCTTTGTAATCGCCAGCTGATGCTTCTCTTTGAAGTTGTGTTGCCTTACCCCATTCCATTCCAGTATTAGGGTTTATATCATCTCCAATGCTAGAGTTTGTATTATTATTAATTGAATTAGCGACTTTTTTATCACCACCAGAGTAAAACTGTAAATCATTAAGACGTGCTATTTCTCTATCGCGTAATGTTTCAAAATGGTTATTACCCCAATCATCTGTTGGTAATGGGTTACCCCAATCATCTGTACCAACTCCACTCCTTCTCTCAATATCAGCAAAATGCTTTAAACTATTCA